TATGCACCGAGTTTTTTATGTGGGGGTAACGCGTACCCGACAGAATTTGTATATTGTTGAACCAGAAGACGCGACAAGGAGCTATGATTTATGAATTGTTGGCAATGTGGAACAGAATTAATTTGGGGCGGCGACGAAGATTGTGAAACGATAGATGACACAACGGGTGACGATCATACGATAGTTACCAACTTATCGTGCCCTGAATGCGAAAGCTTTGTATTAGTTTATCACTCAAAGGAAAAAAAATGAAAATGACATGGGATGAATGGAAAGCGCACGAACAATCTAAACGTGCCCAAGAAAAAGACCCTAAAAGAACGGTCAAATTTGAATACGATAAAGAAAATGGTGAAATGGTTCACTGTGGCGATGTAGATCAGGTGACAAATTAATGAAACGCAATGAATTATTAAATAAAGCAGAAACCTTAATTACAGGGGATCGTGCAAAAGACTACGGTGATGCCTACGAAAATCACGGGCGTATCGCTGATGGTTGGAACATTATTATGAATGGAGCTTTAAAGAGCCACGGCTTTTTAACTCCGTCACACGTAACCTTAATGATGGACTGGGTAAAAACCAGTAGGCTCATCGAAACAATAGACCATGAGGATTCATGGGTTGATAAGGCGGGATACACCGCTCTGGGGGCAGAGTTTATCGAAAGAGATGCTCGACCTGTAAATAAAATTATTGAGGAAATAAAAAATGGCAAATCTACAAATGGCTATGTTCGCTCCAAAGAGTGAATGGATGCCACCCCTTGAGTTACCAGACATCACAAGTGCCGCTAAGATCGCGATTGATGTTGAAACACGCGACCCGAACCTAAAAAAGAATGGTCCCGGATGGCCTACCGGTGATGGGGAGGTTGTAGGATATGCCGTGGCAATAGACGGTTGGTCTGGTTACATACCCATTAGGCATTACGGGGGCGGCAATTTAGATGAAAAGATTGTAAACCGTTGGCTTAAAAAGGTGTTTGAGTGTCCCGCAGATAAAATCATGCACAACGCACAATATGATCTAGGTTGGATTAAACGCATGGGCTTTACTGTTAATGGACGCATTATTGACACAATGCTTGTAGCGTCGCTCTTAGATGAAAACCGGTTCAGTTACAGTCTGAATGCGTTGGCCTACGAACACTTGGGCAAAACCAAATCAGAAAAAGCTCTTGTTGAAGCTGCAAGAGAGTTTGGCGTCGATCCAAAAGCTGAGATGTGGAAAATGCCGGCCATGTATGTCGGGCCCTATGCGGAAGTAGATGCTGTACTTACCTTAGAATTATGGAATTACTTTTCTACAATGTTAGGTAAAGAAGACCTTTGGAGCATAGCTAACACAGAACTCGACCTCTTACCGTGCCTTGTTGATATGACAATGCGAGGCGTTAGAATAGACGTAAACCGCGTCGAACGAACCAAAGACATGCTTTTGAAGCGTGAAAAAAAAGTGATGAAAGAAATTGACCGTATTACAGGGTCTAGGGTTGAAATCTGGGCGGCACAATCTTTGTCTAAAGCGTTTGATAAATTAGATATAACTTATCCAAAAACAGAAAAAGGCGCTCCATCGTTCACAAAACATTTTCTAAACGAACATGCGCATCCTGTGTCTAAGTTAATTGTTGAAGCCCGTAACCTGAACAAAACTTCAGGTACGTTTATAAACACAATTATAAAACATTGTAGAGCTGACGGACGCATACATTCTCACATAAACCAAATCCGATCAGACGATGGGGGAACAGTCAGCGGTAGAATTTCAATGTCAAACCCCAACCTACAACAAATTCCGGCCCGCGATCCAGAGCTAGGACCTATGATCCGAAGTCTATTCTTGCCGGAAGAAGGCGATCAGTGGGCGGCCATCGATTACTCGCAACAAGAACCACGCATCTTGGTTCACTACGCACATGTCTACGGCAAAACACGAGGTATTCCACTCGAAGGTGCGGCCGAGTTCGTCGAAGCATACAACACGGACCCCGCAACAGACTTCCATACAATGGTTGCGGAGATGACAAACATTCCCCGTAAGCAAGCAAAGACAATTAATCTCGCGCTAATGTATGGTATGGGTGTAAATAAAATGGCTGAAAGCTTAGATATTACAGTAGAAGAAGCCAAAAAACTCGTCAAGCAATACCACAACCGCGTACCTTTTGTTAAAGGTTTGATGACCGGCGTAATGAACAGACTGAACGAAAATTCTTCGGCAGGGGCTCTGCGCTCACTGGGCGGCCGTAAGTGCCGCTTTGACATGTGGGAACCCGATACGTTCGCAATGAACAAAGCCCTGCCTTACAGGGAAGCGGTGTCCACCTACGGGGCCACTACGCGTCTAAAGAGGGCTTACACATATAAAGCCCTGAACCGGTTGATCCAAGCGTCTGCCGCAGACATGACAAAAAAAGCAATGGTGGCTCTTTACCAAAAAGGAAAGCTCCCACTTGTGCAAATTCATGACGAAATTGCTATGTCCGTAAAAAATCTTGACGAAGCTAATGAAATAGCTAGGATAATGGAGAATGTTCTTCCGTTAGAGGTCCCCAGTAAATGTGATATTGAAATGGGACCGTCTTGGGGTGAGTCCATGTAGTTTTTTTCTGCTCGACAAAGCTACGCTTGTCCTACTTTACCCCAACCCTTAAAAAAGGTTGGGGTTTTTTTATTTTAACTCGGTATAAATAGCTTTTGCTAAAGCACCACCTACAACATTATTAAAAGCTGCAAACATGGGCCCGCTGTTTATTTCTAAAAAAACATCTCCCATAAAATCCGCCGCGCAAAAAGTTAAACCTAAACCACGCGCCACGGTTCTTACCTTATTTACCATGTCTGGAGAAAAATAATGCGACGACACTTTCGTATGGGGATCATCACGGTAATCCAACTCCGTAGTTTCTAACTTAAAACCAAAATGCTGTTCTCCTATTAAAAACAAACGTCTATTTGTCCCCTTCATACGATGTTGGATAATACCTGTGTACAACGATTCATTACCTGACTGACAATGCAGACCCCCCGTAAGTGGTTTAACAATGCAATCGCCGTCTATAGGCCCCTTACCAATAATTGTGCGCGGTATTTTAAGACCCGCGGCTAGGGCTCGACGAAGATTAGCGGCCTTGATAGGGGTTATGTGGTCATAGTTTCGATTATAACAGGCTATCTCTGGATTAGATTTAAGATAATTAACCATAAGATACCAATTATTATACCGTTGGTGTGTGTTTTCACTAAAAACGTTAGCTCTGCCAAAAAACCCGCTAATAGTAACAGGTTCTCCACCCTGCACAAGAATGTTTGTGTTCAAGTCCCACGTATAATCAGCCTCCTGATCCAGAAACAAATCAAAATATGGTCGTAATGATGCAATGTTCGGGTCCTGCATCTGGCCAAAGAGAACAAAACTCATAAATTTACCTCCTTTTTCTTGCATTCTTGCATATTATCTTATAATATCCTAGACAAAGCGAGGCTTGGAGAGAAAAAAATGGATACAACACGTTGGAAAAGTGTCCTCGTACCACGCGAGGTCTATGAAGAAATAAAAAAACTGTCTAAAGCAGAGGGCCGAACCATTGGAGGGCAACTTCGATTGGTATTTGACTGGTACAAGGACGCACAAACCGCGGATCACGAAGCTGTGGTTGAAGATACTGTTAATGACAAATAACGTTGAAAATCCTATACATAGACGGCTGATAAAAAACAAATGCCCAAAATGTGAACAAACTTTACAAATAATTGAAAAAACAGATAAAAAACTTGTGAGAAAGTGCCATACATGCTTTCTGACAATAGAAGATGACCCTAATTACGCCGAATACCCGCAATAAGTATGCGATTTAGTATTGCTTATCCCATACAAACGTGGCACATTAACCGTGCAGCTTAAGTTGCACTCCGTAGTAAAAGGTCCTCAGTTGCTTGCCCGCGACTGGGGACAATTTTTTTGGAGACTAAACATGGCAGATTTTATTAATGGCCTAATGGCTAAAAAACCCAATGAAAAAGCCCCCGCTTTTGTTAAGTGTAATCTAAGTATAAAACGTGTAGAATTAATTGCATGGTTGTCCGAAAAAAGTGATGATTGGATCAACGTACAAGTTAAGGAAAGCGGACGCACGGGTAATTGGTACGCTGAAATCGATAATTGGAAGCCCAAGTAGGGCTCTTGACACGAACGCATAAAATCCCATATAGTAAGAACACATAACTATGGAGATTACTATGTCAAATAAAATAATGCTTGCAAAAATAGACGTTTGCAAAAAATATGAAATTAAGGCCCCAAAATTGGAATATCACATAAAAAAAGAATCTTTCCCTAAAGGAGAGATAATCAACGGTATGCGCTACTTTAGTGAAGCTGAAATAGAAAAATACGCTGAAGCTAATAAAACGTTTAAAAAACCTTCCCACAAAGAAATGGGTAAAGCTGAAGCCATCGACTACAACCTTACAAATAATAACGTTTGGGTAAACGTGGCCCCAGAACCGTGGTACATCCGACATAAACTCTTGGTTCGAGCCCTCTTAACAGCAATCGTGGCAGGAACCGCCGCCGCAATCGTGTCGAGTGTTGTAGGATGAAAGCAGTTATCAAATTGTGGGGCGAAGATCGCGAACCATTGGCTGAATTAATTGTACCGCAAGACAATTATTATGTTGAGCGGGTTTGGAAAATGGCTGACGAAATGGCATTGAATTTGTCGCATTCGGATAACTGGGGCTTGGAGATGACAATTACGGCTGATTATGCAAACCCCGCGCCTAAAAAGTTAAGAGGGCCCGACATACATGGATTGGAGCAAGCTATTAAAGCATTGGAAGACTTACTAGAAGAACCTGATGTATTACTAGGTAATGCTGTTGAGTCAGGTGGCAAACTATACTCAGACACAGCCGCTGTCTTAATGAATGCACTAGAAATACTAAAAGGAGATTCAAAATGAAAGTTCAAGTATATCTAGCAAAAGCTGTAGAAGACCCCGAAAAACTTAAACTTGAAATAATGCTTAATGAAGTCTTCAAAAAGGTCTTCGGGGCAAATTGGTGAACGAAGGGTCAACCGATTACATAGCAAAGTTAATGCTTGAAGATTCAGTGGAGGCGTTTAAATCACGAGATCATTTAGTTAAAAAACTGATTAAATTAATTTATACAAAGGCTACCATCGAAGAGCTGCGTCATTTCTCCAAGATGTTTGACCGTCTAGCAGATGAACAGGAAAGAAATAACTCTTGACTTTATCGCATACCTGTGATAGTATGTATTTATAGGTGGGAATAACCCATCTTATGAAGCGGGCAAGCTTCATGTTCTTTGACAATGGACCACGGTCCTACATACTACGGAGGTTTACCATGACTGATTATAATCAGTTGAGTAACGAAGAACTATTACAGTTCTATCGAAACGCTTTAGAAACTTATTCTGGAGCTATTGGGCATCAGAAAAGTCTTCGCAACGAGAATGCCGCAAAAGTATATGCGGAAATTCTTAAAGAGAGAGGACAAACTGTTCCTAACTCTTGTGAAGGAAAAGGCGTTTATAATGGTGTTGGCTCAAGCTAAACCATAGCCCGCGGTTCACGGATCGCGGGCTTTTCTTTGCGGTGCGGTTACAAATAAACGCGTTATATGTATATAGGAGCTGAAAAAAAAAATAAAAGTTTTTTGTAAATATAGGCGTAACCGGTGTAACCGTGTAACTTTTGTTAAAAAGCCCAGTGTATATAGGGGTTTCAGAGGTAACATAAGTGAAAAAGTAAAATGTAACGTAACTAGAGTTTATGTAACCTTAAATCGAAAAGTGCGTTAAGGGGGTCTGAGTTTTTTTTTATGTAAAAATATTTCTGGAGTGGGGTATACAGAAGGGCCTTTTTAAGGCAAACTGCCTCTTAATAACTAGGTAATACTTATGTCTGAAAAGATCACCGCCAAAACTATCCCCGCTGTTGTCAAGAAGACGCGCGGAAGGCCCCGCGTCACAGCAGCCCAGCCTTTGACACGGCGACAAGAACTCTTCGTCAAAGAGCTTGTTTCTAAAGATGGTCAGATTACTATGAGGGAAGCAGCCGTGAACGCGGGTTACCCCGTCAGCTCGGCTCATACACGGGCTTATGAGTTAACGAACCAACATATGAGCCCGCATGTTGTTGCGGCGATCCGCGCGTATCGACAAGAGCTGGATGAAAAGTTTGGCGTAACATATCAGCGACACCTGCGAGACTTGCAGGGCATCCGCGATCTCGCTTTGACAAACGGCGCTTATTCAGCCGCCGTGCAGGCCGAATACAGGCGAGGGCAGGCGCAAGGTGACATCTACGTCAGCAAAAGTGAGATAAGAACCGGCAGCATTGACTCCATGAGCAAAGATGAAGTGACGGCTGCACTTAAGGAGATAAAACAAAGTTATGCCCCGATTACTATCGACATTACTCCCCAAAGAGAAGGCAATACCGACAATCGCGCTAAGGCGCGAAGCAGACTTGTGGCGAAAGATGAAGGCGGGACTGGCTAAAAACCCGCGAAGTTGGAAGGCCACCCGGATAGAAACGTGGGCCATGCCCGGAATTCCCGACGTACTTGTTTGTGATGATGCTGGCCACTTTCATTTCGTTGAGCTGAAAGCGACGACCGGAAAAGCTGTTGACCTTCGGCCACACCAAGTGGCGTGGTTAACCAATCATGGCCACGGCAGCGTTTGGGTGTTGGTCCGCAAACTTGCTGCCAAGAAAAAGCCGCAAAAGATTTTTTTATATCATGGGCGAGACGCCATGGACCTGAAGATGCTAGGGCTGAAAGTGGCACCGCTTTATTACAGTGAGGGAGAGTTGGATTGGGACATTATTCTGGGCTTCATGTCTCCCAGATGAGGAAACTGAATCGTTTTATAACGCGGGACGCTCCCGCATGGAGAAGTGAAAATGGAAGCAAAACAACAAAACCGAAGTGAGACAGAAGCAGCGCGGCAAAACCGAGTAGAAGCCCTCGCGAATGCAGTGCGGCATCGGCTGCGTGAAGAAGACGCGGACGCTGTCGTAGTGTCTGCCCAAAAGTATTTTGAGTTTCTACAGGGAGACACTTGGCGAACCATGGGACGGGGCTAGATATGTTTTTTATTTTAAAGTTGTTTGCTAGGTTAAAGCATGGCTCAGACGCAGTACAGGATTTTGAAAAAAAGCAGTTG